TCGTCGGATGCCTTGGACTGCATTGCTTACTCCATTGTTGTGAGCATCTGTTGCAGCAAGTGTCCAATCCGATCTACAAATTGCTCGTCTCGGCTTAGGTCATCGTGACCAGCGATGTCGAGCATCGCGTGAATCGCCTCATGCGCCCACACTTGCTGCCGGTTTGTGCCTTTACAAGAACTTACGATGTGTATCTCGTATTTGTCTGGAAGCCACATTCCAACACAATTTTTGCCGTGACGCCACTTGGAGGGCGGAATTACTTTGACATTGATGGTGTGACCGGCTAGTTGGAAGCGCTTAGGTATGCCGTCAGTTCTCATATACGCCTCCTAATAAGACCAAACACTAGGCCGCAGACCACCCTCCAAAGTATCCAAGTGTATAAAGCGGCCACTACCTTTTTGTTGAACGCCGATGCCAGTAAAGCCCATCTGAAAGGCTAACTTCAACAGTCGATGTGCGTCGGCACCGACCACGGCAATGTCACAGGCGCAGCCCGAGGCGTGCGCTCCGGGCTTGGCTTTCTTAGCCTCAATAGGATGCTTGGAGCAGCGGTAGCCGGACGTAATCGTCATCGGCTTACCGTAGGCAGAACGCAGGGCTTGGAGTTTGTTCATAAACTCCTGCTTCATCTCGTTCTTGCCGCAGTGCGAGCAGTTGAACTCGTCAGCCTTAAAGTTTGGTACGAACGCCCAATCCACGCTAACCCCCGTCTAGTATCCACCCCTGCAAGGCACGCAGTTTAGCGTTCTCTGCGTCACAGGCGGCGACTAGGGCGTAGAGGTCGGCTCCGATGTCCGGCCCCGCTTGAGGATTGCTTCCAGCCGATCCGTCATCGCTCCGGGGGGCGGGGGCGGGATCATTAGTTCCTTCGGGGGCTGCCCCACCTTGGGGGGCGGGGGTGACGCACAGCCGGACAGGAGTACGGTTAACAGTACGATTAAGAGTACGCTCACGAAGGCGCTCCATTTCGGACTGGTACGAATCCGCAGCACGTTCAGCACGCGCTCGATCCGCCCGTTCCGCAGCCAGCGCGGTCTCCAGTCGTTCAATTTGCGGCCTAAGTTCTTTGCGTCCTTGCTCTTTAATCCACTGTCCTGCTGCAAACCCGGAGATGATGACGAGTGCCGATATAATCGCATACGGGGCTATCCTCGCTAGGAACAGCGGAATCACTTGTCGGCCTTTTCGTCCAACTTGTCCCAGATGCGGGTCAGGATTTGCTCAATACGCTCTAAGGCGGACTTGTAGTCATCGCGGCGCACAAACTGGTGCATCATCTCTTTGTGGTCGCGCTGAAGGTTCTCTAGGCTCGTCGTGATCGAGCGCAGCGTCCATCCGCCAAACGCTGCTGCAACTGCCATCGCAATGTTGAAAGCCGCCTGATAGTCCACGTCACTTCTCCGAAAGCGCCTGCGTGGTGACAGCCCGCAGCACGAGGTTTGCCAAAGCGCCGACCATCAGAATCGCCGCAGCCACTTCCTGCCCCCACAGCACGGTCATGTGACCGCCCATCAGTTCAAGGCCGCCAAGGACGGCAAGCAGGACATTCCACCAAACGGTCTTGGACTTAAGTGCGCCTTGCAGCATGACTACCTCGCTAGGGCGTTACGGTTTTCGGATTGGCTTAGGGCGTTTGAAATTACGCCTGCCGGAGTAGCAGCACGACGCGTTACGTCTCCAACGGTTTTTGCCGTTTGAACTCCAGCCGCCACATTTGCAGCGCGGCGCTGCGCGGTTTCTAAAGCCAAAGCGGCCATTTCGGGTTGCAGCATTTCTGTGGCAATTTCTATTGACAACTTACGGTCAATTTTTCCCGCTAAACGTTTAGAAATAGCATTTGCCACGGTTGCGATGCGGTTAAGCATTGTTGGCGTTGTTACGCCACCAACAGACTCAATAAGTAACTCCGTCGCTGCTTGCTGTGCGTTAGGGCCAGCGGGCCGCGCTGCACGGGCTTGCTCTCGGAACTTGGCCTGACGCGCCAAATCCTTGCGAATATCTTCAACAATCTTTACTTGAGCAGGCGTTAAAACGTCTGATAGTTTTTGATAACGAGGCGCTCCAGTCGTGGCCTTTTGAATGGTTTGCGGAGCAGCCTCTACCGCGCCCGCGAACGCAGCGGGACGCAACTTTTCTTCGCCTTGCAACGCCGATGTCAGTTTGCTTTCAAGATACTGACCAACCTCCATCTGGTTGATCGGCCCACTTTGGGCTGCAAATGTTTGTCGCGCACCCTTATATGCGCCAGCCTTCCCCTCAAGCCAATTCAAAAACTCTGCGCGAGTTCCTGAAATTGCTGCCGCTTCTGACTTGCCGATTCCAAAAGCCTTTGGATCGCTAATAAGATCGTCAAGCGCCATCTTGACGTAATGCAGGCTTTGGACGGGATATTTTGCGGCTTCCGCTGGAATTGTGGCTTGAGCCGAAGCAATTCCCATTCCGCCAAACCCAGTCTGTCCGGGCAGCGTTACAGTTTGTTCTGGACGGGTCTGACCTATCACAAACGATTGTTTACGCTCGGCAGCCAAATTTGCTGCGCGAGCCATGACTTTATCCATTGATGGGCGAGTAAGCAGCCCATTAAAGACATCATCTGCCTCTACCAATTGACGGCCAGCGGCGCCGTAATTCGTTTTAGCCGTAGCGTCTCGAATCTTTTTGGCCGTTTCAAGTTGCAACGGAGTTCCACCAACTTGTCGAATAGCGTCAGCGCGAGCAGTGTCTTGCGTTTGCCGACGAGCCATGTATTCGGATGGCAATACTCTTTCGGCAGATTCTTGAAGCGCAGAATATCGAGTGACGCCAAGAGGTGAGGCAGCCTCACCCGCTGTCGGCGTAGCGCCGGGAACAATTTCTGTTTGCTGTCGTAATGCGTTGATAATTTCTGGCGCACGGCCTTCCGCTGCTTCAAGCAACACATTGGCTTTTGGGCCGGTTGTTATTTTCCCAAGTGCATTAATACCAACACGACCTGTTGCCGCTATTGGCGCAGTAATAGCCCGCATGGGATCGGTTACACGAGAGACAGTCCCAAGAACTTGCCCTGTGCGTCCCGGCGCAGTAATTGCCCCAGCGCCCGTTAAAGTAGAAACGTCAGCAGCAAACCCAACCGGGTCAGTGGCAATAGTGTTTTTAAGTGATTCAACACTGCCATATCTTTCACGGTACACGCCGCCAACTGCATTGGCCTTTTGGATAAATTCTTGCGCTTTATCTGGGCGTGCCATCCATTCTTGTGGAATGAATCGAGCATAAGTGCCCGTCAAAACTTCGCCTAACTGCTCAAGCGTTTCACGCGGCTGACTTAAAGCCGTAACGGCGCCCTTTGCAAATTGCAATGCGCTAGGCCCAAGGTTGGTAATCGCCTCCTGCGCCGTTTCGGCCCAAGTGCGACCAACAGGTATTTCTGTTTGCTCAACAGGTTGATACTTTGACCAAGGTCCAGAAGCCTCTTTAACCGGGGCAGAGGGGGTAGTCGGCGCTTGGTATTTTTCCCAAGGACCGGCCATTTACTTATCCACCTTTTCCCAGTTTTTCTTATTGGCAGGATCACCGCCCTTAAATCGGTATCCTTCCTGAACTGTGCCCACTGCTACGCCGCGAGCGCCAACTTCCGGGTAATAATCCTTAATTACTGGATTGCTTTTTCCCAAGAAATTTCGTTCATCGTTGTACTTGGTAATGACTGAATCGCCGCTTTCGTCATTGATTCGCATAATGCGAGCAATACCTTTTGTAGAAAGGTCGGGTTTTCCGCCAGCCCAAGCCAATGCGTAATCTCGGTCAGCGTTTGAAAGTCCGGTGCCCGCACCAAACGCTTTAATACGCGCAGCAACTTGTTCGGCCATGCCAGAAAGAAACGCCTCGGTAGCCGACACATCAATTCCTGCGGCTTTGGCAACGGCAGTGCGAGCCTCCGCAAACGTTCCAGAAATAAATTTAGGATCGTTGAGAAGAGGTCGCAAACGAGCGTTAGTTTCAATTCCGCGAGCCGCTTGTTCAGCGTTTTCTCGGTACACATCAAGACGCTCTGCGGCCTTTTCAAGAGCCGTATCTGTAAACTTTTTAGACGGGAGGTTAATGACCGGCCTTGATTGCGCTCTAAGTCTGGCTTCTTGCGCTTCAACATCTGCTGGAAGCGGCGCCTGTGCAATACGAGAGCCAACCTCAGCAGACGCCAGCGGATCGTATCCAATGTACTGGCCGCCAATATCCTTAAACTCTGTTTTCTGCTGCGAAACATCAAGGCCTTGTCGAGCAAGGCGCATCATGGCGGCGGACAAAACTTGAGGATCATCCGGCAAATCGGTAAAGCGCTTTAATGCACTTTCGCTTAACAAACCCCTGCTAACGGCATCTTGACCCCAGCGGCCAATTTCTGCTTTGTTTAACAAATTAGGGTCACGCGTAAATGCAAACGCTTCTCGCCCAATAATTTCTGCGCCTTTAAGTTGTGACTCAAGATTGCCTTTTCGCGCCCCCGCTTGTGATGTGGCAAAGTCATAAAACTGTTTGCCTTCATCAGCAAGGCCTTCAGCAACCAAAGCGTTGGCAATTTGTTCTGGGTCTTTCCCGCGATTTTGTTCAATAACAGTGGCCGCCTTAGTGGCGCGCTGCAACTTCAGTTGATTAACTGCTGTTGCCGATTGCGCCTCTCTAATTGCCAAGGCGTTCTTAGCCATGTTCAGCGGATTCTCAAGTTGAATCCCTTGAATTTGTGGCGTAAAAATTTGAGGATTAATTGGCATAACTTACCTCTGCCCACCAGCCTTAATAGCATCGGCGTATCGCAAACCCTGCTGGTAATTCAGGTAAGTACCCAGAGCCTGATTAAGAGCGTTACCCATGCCAGCGTAACCAGATGCGCGTGCCGCTCCGCCAGCCATTAACAAGTTACCGACGTTTTCGCCGTATTGACCAGCCTGACCAGCCACTTGTTGAGTTGCCGCTTGCCCAGCGCCATAAAGGCTGCCAAGAGTTCCAAGGCGAGTGCCCAACTGAGCCTGAGCGCGGTTAAAGGCGTTCATGTACTCTTGCGAAGCCAAGTCCTGACCGAAGCGTTGCGTGCCTTTGAGCATGGAGCCAGAAAGTAGGCCACCACGAGCCGCAGCAGATCGCTCAAGTGCCTTCTGGCCTTCCGACAAACGGAACGCGTAACCGGGGTCCATCTGCATGTCTTCGGGACGGAACTGACGAGTCAGCATCCCGTAGTCAGCAGCAGAAGCGTCACCGCCAATGCCCAGCAAGCGCATCAGTTCGTTCTGCGAACTAATGCCAGCCTGACGGAATGGCTCGGCCAATTCCGTTTGTTTCTGGAATATCTCGCGCTGAACTTCAGCGGATTGATCCGCTGCTTGTTGCTGCGCTTTTGCGCCTTTTCGTGCGCTGTAAGCGCCTACGGCGGCGCTGGTGGCGATGGCTGCTGCTATGGCTGACATGATGACTCCTGCGACTCCAGCAGTACCCCCGAGAGGGCCAATGCTTGGCGGTAATCTATAGTAACTTCTTGCCCTACGCTACCGCCCTTGCACCCGTCAAGGTCTATTAGCGCCACCAAGTCGATGTCGCCATTTCCCCTGATTACCATGCGGCAGTTAGGCGTTAAAGAATGGTTTACGTACCGTCCGGCTTGAGTGCGTTTGCCGTCAATTCGGGCAGGCATAACAACCTGACCGGCGGCAATCGGAGCGGTAACAAACAACCCTTTTCCATGAATCTCTGAGTCGTGAACGCGGGCTATTCCACATTCCACAGTAATTTGGTCATTAGTGTTTTCTGATTGCGCCTCAACCAGTTCTGCTGGTATGCCGTACTCGGCAAGCAAATACTGAAAGTCTTGGCGGTCTGCTGCTCTGCCAAATTTGCGCTGGGCTAGGTCTGCAATTTGATGCTGCTGCCACGCTTCGCTTTTTTCAATAAAAACGTCTTCAATGGCATCGGCATCCTTAAGGTGGGTCGGATAGATGTTCTGCCATACGGTATCTTCAAGCACATAGCCGATCTTGCGACCAGCAGTACCAGTGTAAATTAACGGGGCAGATACCGTCCTTAAAGTGCCATCGTCTTGCAGCATAACAACCTTGCCGCGCAGCAAGATGTTTAGGTGTTCGTGCTTTTGCTTGTGCCCTACGGCCAACGTACCGGCAGGCAAAAACACTTCGCGGATAGCGACTCCGGGGCCAAAGTAGTGCGTGACTGGGCACTCTACTTGAGGCATAGGCAGCATGGCCGCCTCAGCCTCTTCAACGCTGCCGAATAACTGCAACGCTTGTGCGCCTATAGTCGCCAGTTCGGTCACGACACTTCCCGACCAGAGGATCGGATGTTGATGGCCGAGGCAGTACCGGCAATCGTGGAGATAAATCCACCCGGTTGCAGCACATGGCCGACCAACTCAGGGAACGTATACGTCTCCGAGGGCAGTAACGTCTTGGCCTTAATGATCAAGTTCTGGTTGCCCGACGAGTCAAACTGCGTCACGAGGTTGACCGACAGGGTAGCCGCCGCCGCGCTGTAGTTCGTGGCCGTGAACTTGTCGATGATGGCCGATACGTTCGTAGCCGTGTATTGGGTTACCTGCGTGTTCTCGGCAATCTTGGCCGGGATCAGGACTTTTACGTTAACTGCCATGTGTCACCTAAAAGGTAAATTTGAGTCGGACACGGCCATTGACGCCAGCCTTGCCCGGATCACCGCCCTCTACCGGGTCGCCGCCGTCACCGCCAGCGCCACCGACAAGGCTGCCCACACCGGCAATCGGCGCAGCGCCCGGTTGCGTGAAGGCTGCACCACCATTGCCGTTGGTGTTGGTCGTATTGCCGCCTGACGCCGTTCCGCCAGCACCCTGCTGACTGCCGAATATGCCGATGCCGCCATAACCGCCGAAGCCGCCCGTACAGATCATTTCAGGCAGAGCGTAGGTTCCGGCATAGGCCACAGACTGACCGCCTGCACCGCCTACAGCGTCGCCTACAGTGCCGCCTCGACCAGCCTCACCGACAGTGTACAGAATCGTTTTACCGGCGTCTGGGGCAGTTAGCACCAGCACGGTCTTGGAGTAAGCACCTCCACCACCACCGCCACCGGGGTTCTCTTGCGGCTCGTACAAGAACTCGCCAAATATCTGGGTGACAGTGCCGTAGCCACCGCCACCACCTGCACCCCATACCTCAATGGTGACGCCCGTCGCACTGGCAGGAATCGTGACGCTGCCCGACCCAGACGATGCGTCGAATACACCGGCACCGGCTCCCCCCGTCGTGCCTGCAATCGCCGCTGCTAAGGTAGCGCCGCCCATTAGGTCAATCCCGCTCCGCTGATCAGCCAAGAGGTGCTGCCAATCTTGACGCAGGTAGCCAGACCGTTCTGCGCCAAGGTGCGCGTGCCAGTCGTGGTGCTGTTCGCCAAGGTCAGCGTGTCGGTCGTAATGGAAATAGACAACGCCGACGAATTGAGATTGACCACAATGATGACCGTGCCCACCGGAAACGCGACAGCGGCATTAGCCGGGATGGTTAGCGTCAGGCTGGTGCCGTTCATCAGAATCGACTTACCGCGATCTGCCAGCACTAACTGGTAGTTAGCGGTCTTGGATACGGGCGGGGCTTCTCGATAGCCCACAGCGTAGTTCGCGCTAACCGTATCGTTGTCGGGGATCAGCGGCGTGCCGGTAAACGTGGGCGAGGCGATCGGCGCATATGTCGCTGCCGCAGCCGTTGTCGTCAGGCCATTGGTGATGCCGTAGCCAGCCAGTGTCGTCGGCGTGCCGGTAATCGTGGACCACGCAACGCTCTCCGTAGAGATGTCGTTAATGCCAACGATGTCGTCGTACTCGCCAATTTGAACGTCATTAGAGTCCGTCAAAACAAAACGATATTTAACGCCCTCGCTTAACCACATGTCTTCTGGCAGCCGTCCGCCAGAGTCAAGAATGATGGGGTTAGCGTTGGTAGAGACTCCAACAATAGACGTGTAAGTAGTCTGCGGAGTCGTCGTGCCAGCGGCGTAGGTATAGATCTTTCCGCCCGACAGGACTGCGCCATCGTCGGTGAAGAACTGCGCCCCGGCTCCTGCAAAGGCTGAAAGGTAAACGGTCATACGTACACCTGCATAACAGTCAAAATGATTGAAGGAATGGCCGGGACTGGAGGGGCAGCAGCAAATTGTTGCAACTGCACGTCCAGCGAATCCACGGAAAAGTACAACTGAAAGTAATCGCCGTTAGACAACGGCAAGAAAAAGTTAGCGGCAGAGAAGATTTCGGCATTGTTGCCTTGAATCTGAATCAGTGACGCAGAGTTGGCTACGTTAGTGCCGTTGATAGCAGGCCAAATGTACAGTCGCCCCGTACCGCCCGAAGTCTTGTCTACCTGAATAGAAAACTGGACATTGTAGATAGCGGGTCGAGTAACTTTAATCTTGCTGCTATCGGCTGGGTCACGGTAAACGCCATACGCCGGATCAGCATTGTTGTACGTGATGGCGTAGGCCGTGTTGATGACCGTTGCCGCTTGAGTTTGCGTTGAAAAGAACGAACCGTAGTTGATAAGGCCCGGCTCAAACCGAGGCGGCCCTTTTTGCAAATCGTCTAGTTGCCCCTTGACCACCGCCAACTCGTCTTCGGTGTTAGACGACAAAGAAGGCGTCAACTCAAGATCAGAGATGGTGGTCTGCGTAGTGCCGCCACCCGTCAACTGGTACTGGTTGTTTAGGAACCGGAACCACTCACGCGAAATCAGCCCAGTGCGCTCGTCGATAAACGGCACACGCGGGGCGGGGATTTGCGTGATGTTTACGGTCACGACGCAGTACCGCTCAGTTGCAGTTCGGCGCCCATGATGGCGACCTTAACCGGATCGGTGCCGCTAATCTCGTACACGCGGTCACGCAACTTCAAGGTCATGCCAAGGCGACGGAAGATAGCGCGAGTGCCGTATTGTCCAATACGACCCATAGACACCTGACGCTCGCCGTTCCATGTGTGGCCGCCGTCATCAGACCAGCGCAGCATCAACTGCGGGTTGGCGCCTGTCGTAGCGTTCAAGTCCAAAATGATGTCTTCGCCGTTTTCGGTTTGCAGGATTTGCAACAACTCAGTGCCTAAATACACCTCGTCGTACAAGTCATAACCGTTTAAGCCAACGCCCGTTTCGCAATCAATTTGAAGCGAGTGGTGGGCAGTGCGCTTTAGGTCATTACCGCCTGTCGGCAACGCTCGCCAAGACCGCAGCCACTTTTGCGCAGCGCCAGCGTCGGCGTACACGTCCAGATTGAACGCATACAAACGACCGTTTTGGTAATCACCGATGATTGGATCACCGTTGAAACGAGCATGGGAGTTGCCACGGTGACGCTTAAAGTCGCCGTTGCGGAATCCAGCGCGTTCGTGCCACGCCCCCGTAGCCGCGTCAAACACCCACGTCGTGTCAGCGTTGGTAAAGTTCAGCACGTAGAACGTGTGACCGTCCTGCTGATACGTGTAGCCAACTGCGTCGGCAAGGTTCCCGTAACTCTGGATAGCAAACTCAACCGCATGGGTTGAGATGCGAACGCCGGTATAACCGTTGGCACGGTATACAACGCCCTGACCCCGCGGGTCTGCGCCGAGCCAGAAGACGGAGTTGTCCATCTTGGCGACCGAGTACGGCGCAATACAGCCGATCTCGTTAAAGGCGCCTTGGATACGGGTGAGCGGAAAATCGGCATCGCCGGAGTTGTACCAGACCTCCACGGAGTTCGTGCCAAATAGCCACGCCTCTCGATGGTCAATGATCAGGGATACTAGCCCGTCTGGTGAACCCTCAGCGCTTGCAAAATCCAAGGGGTCAATAGACAAGCCATCCAATAGGCTTGTGACCCAGACGCGTTGCGAGTTCGGCTCATTGAATACAAAGTAACCGTCAAGGTAACCAACCGTTACCGCTCCCGGAAAGTCAGGGTCAGTAATCTGGGCAAACGTGTCGGTTGCCGTGTTAAAGATGTAGCCGTCAGGGTTGGCCGCAATAAAGATTTGCGTGCCGTTATCGGCCATAGATACCGGGCCTGTGCCAGAGACAAACCCAACGACGCTAGAAGCGGCGTCTTCTAGCAGAATGGTGCTGTCATCCTCTAGCAGCACCAGCGAATCGTCTTCCAGCAACAACTGGTTTAGCGCAGCAGGCGCATAGTTAGAATCTAACTTATAGAACTCGTTACCAGAAACGACGTACAAGTAATTGCCTAGCGACCACAAGCCACGGATAGGTCCAGTGCCAATCGTGGCCTGTAGAGCCAAGCCGGGGCAGCGTTGCAGGTAGGCAGGCTCTTTGCCCCCCTCGGGAATAACCTCTGGGTAAAGGTTGACCATCCGGTTGTCGGCAGCATTGACCGACCGGATTACATACGACGACCCGAGGATCGGCGTCTTCATTAGAAGTTGCCCGTAAAGATGTTAAAGCGCGGTCGGTTGACGAGCAGCGCCGCAGGCATTGCCATCAGGTCATCCGGGTTGTTAATGCGCTTCAAGTCGCGCTTGCTAGTCATAGCAATGCGCTGCACCTGCGGAGAGGGTTCGACACCAAACTCCGCCGCAAGTTCACAAGCCAAGTTAAATCGGAAAGCCCGCAGGTATCCCGGCGGGAACGCCAAGTTAGTGTCTAGCGCGGCAGGAGTAGCCAACGGACGCACCGACACAAAGTGGAACTCCAGCACCTTGGTTGGCACCGGATAGATATAGATCTCTACGTCCGGGTAGGTCATATTGACCCACATCAACTGCGGATACGTAGAGGTTACCGTCTTAACTGCAATACTGTTGTACTGCTGGTTATTGATCAGTTTGATGCCATACGACACGTTGGTCGAGGCGTCACGGAAATAGGTAGCGTCGTCCATCAGGATAGGACGCTCGGCTACGAACACGCCCGTTGGCCCCATCGTAATGGTGCGGACGTTAGGCAGCCAGTTATAGACCTGATCTTGGGTCGAGTAGACAGCCAAACGCTCGGTACTCCACGAGTCGAGCATCTGGTTCAAAGCGGTGAGGGCATCCTGCGACGTGGCCGCAGAGGGGACTTCGCCCTCGGCCAACTGCCCGATCAGCCGCAACGCGCCGTTGATTTGATCGGCAGCAGTTGTAGCCATGATTTACTCCTTACGGCGGCGACGCGTTCTCAACGCATTATGCTGAGAATCCCCCAGCGCCGCCACATCTGACGACGCCGAGGGTTCAGACTCATCAGGATCAGAGGGGTCAAACTCCTCCCATCCTTGTTCCATATCTTCCCTCGCTTCCATCCACGAGATAGCAATCTTTTCCCCATGTCTGGGGTGGCGAAGGTAGATATTGGACATATTACGAAACGCTGA